CCCGCTTTCTGTTGAGATAATCTATCGCCGCTGATAGCTGGCGGAGGTCGTCTGAAATTGTCATTGTGCTGTCCTTACTCTTCAGGCGGTTGGTAGTTCGGGCGGTTCAGGTTGATCCGGTAAGTGCATCCAATGACTAACGGGATATTTACGGTCACTCAACCACTCACCAAAATCGTTATAAGATATTGTTTCATCACAGCGGCACCAAAGAATATCAATACCGTCATCCGCGAAAACAAACAGCCCGCTTGTAAAACCGTAATCATATTCAAACCAGCCTGCCCATACGGGCGTATCTAACGGCGGCAACTCTTCAGATACTTTCTTCCATTCATTCATCTTTGTTGTCCTTTCTGATATTCATTTATCTGTATCGCCACTTTCGGGATTCCTGATACTTCCACCGCAACGATGACGGCGGTGATCAGGATTGCGGCAATTATGTCTTTCATATGATTTCTGCCCGAATCAAGTCCTTGCGGAATTGGTTGTAATTAATCAGGCTGATTCCCGTGTTTTCCTCGAACGGAATCAGGATTTTTGCCATTGCGACACGCACAAAATCTGACAATCGGTCGAAGCTGCCAAGCGTCTTATAGTCATCATGGCGAAGTTCGGGAATTGTGTTTGCCGGTTCTATGACGTTGTTGCATTCGGCGACTCGGTAGAAATGCCATGCCGCATTTAATACCTCTTCACGCAACACGTTTTCTTTTTCGCCGATGTCTTTTGCGATGGTGCGTATCGATTTGCCGTTGATGATGTCAAACAGGGCTTGAATATAGCGTTTCGGGCGGTCGTACAGACTGGCGGTATACAGGGCGATTTGCACGCTTGCACAATAAAGACCTACCTTGTCGATGGTCTTTTCAGGGACGACCGCATCATATGCCTCACAAAACTGAATCAGCTTCAACACTGGCTTCAGGACTCCACGCCGTTGGTTTGGCGACAGGTCGTCTGAATCATTACCGCGTAGGCTCTCGATTGCTGCCTGTGCTTCATTGGTCGTTTTGCTTAACTCGCTGTCGGCGTAGATACAGGCGACAACACGCATTGCGCGGATAAGCTTTTCAAACACGGTTACGCTTATCCTGTCATAACCGTAAACCATCGCTTCATAGTGCATAAGGTTTTTGATGTTTTCGGTCAGTTGCGCGTCAAGGCTTTGCGGTTCGCCTTTGTGCATCGCCATCTTGTTCATCGCGTGAATTGTGGCGATGTTTGCCAACTTGTTACGGTCAGCGCGTTTGTTGCCGATATTCTCGCGGGCGTATTTTTTAACGGCTGATTCTTTCTTCGCAGCGCGCTTGGCGGCCATCATTTGACTTGCTGTTTGCATTTGGTTTCCTCGCTAATTGCCGTCCTCTCAACGGCTCGGGCGTTTGGCTGCCTGCCTGTGGGGTTGTTATCGTTTGCTGTCGATGTATGCCATAGCAACATCTATCGCCTCTCGGATGTTGTTGCTTGTAGCCGCCAATACCTCGAAATGGTCTTCTTGCTTCTGAATAACGGCATTGGGCGTAGGGTGTATATCGCCATCTTCATCACAAAGCTTTTCAGTTAACGCGCAATCATTTTTCACTAGCCAATCAAGGCGCACGGTGTCAGGGTGTGGGACGATTTCCAGCGTCTCGGGTTGTGCCACAGCAACTAATTCATTAGCTTTTACAAATTCAGGATGGTGGAATCCTTCAAAATGAACCTTTGCTTCATTGTGCTCTGTATTCATTCCAACAATTACCCCGATTTCAGGGTAAAAATCTTTGTTTTCATGTTGAACCAAATCGCCGAATTTAAATTGTTGCGTCATTTTTTTCTCCCCCATTTTTAGGATGGCTGAGTTATCAATCATGGTTTGAGCAGTAAAAATAAAATCTTTTTGATTTTCTTTGATATGTTTTGAAACATCGTTAATAAAAATTGATACTAATACCGCCGATAAGTAAGCAATTCCTTCTCTTACATTATCTTCATGCTCTGGGTTAATATCAGGTGTTTCAAAAACAACGCCTACATCATTGGTAGAAATTTTGAAAACATATTCAGTCATTTTTACTCCTTAACTCAAAAAGGGACGTCGTCGTCAATGTATTCAACGGGCGCAGCGGGTGCTGCTTGACGGCGTGGCGGTGTTGGCGTTTCTGCTTGTGCCTGTTGCTCACTGTTACCACCGCCCAGCATCTTCATTTCATTGGCGATGATGTCGTATGCCGTGCGTTCCGCGCCGTTCTTGTCGGTGTATTTACGGCTTTGGATTTTGCCTTCCAAATACACCTGACTGCCTTTCTTCAGGTATTGCCCGGCGATTTCAGCAAGGCGGCGATACATTGTGATGTTATGCCATTCTGTTCTCTCTTGACGCTGCCCGTTGCGGTCGTTCCATGCCTCGCTCGTGGCGACGCTGAAGTTACAAACCGCCTCGCCGTTGGGCATATAGCGCGTTTCAGGGTCACGACCGAGACGCCCGATTAGGATTACTTTATTCAGCATTTTCAGGATTCCTTTTTTAAGGTTTATTTTTTCTTCCCAATTTTTTTATATTTCAATAAATCTTTTAACTGGAAAAAAATGTCAAAATCCGTCTCCAAATCCTGACTGATTACGTCAGCAGCGACCACG